GGATCTCCATAGCCGGTGGGGATTGAGTGCGGAGGCGGAGTCTAACGACTTGGATGCAATGCACTGGACATACTATACCGAGAAGGGTAGTAAGGCACTTTGAGTGTTTGCTCAAAGGAAGTGTCCAAACTACGCACAGTTTAAAGTGGTCAGGCCACTGATGGCATCGCGTTTAAAAGAGCTTTTCAGAAGCAGGAGCCGATGATTAGCACTAAACCCATAACTCTATATTAATTTCACGTACGAGGAAACATCATGAGTAGATATCTATTAGTTATCACATCTGACGTGGTAGCGCCAGTTAACATGCCTAAATTTATCAAGAATTTGGAGGACAAATCTCTTACTTCATTTGAGGTAATTGGCGAGCTATATAAGCACAAAGCTTTATATGTAAAACCTAAAGCTTCGCAACTTGGGTTGCTCAGGACGGTCGCTTCAACATCGTCCATTGATATGGTGTTCTACGCTCCTATGAGCGAAGGTATCAGTACTGCATTTACCGCCGAAATGAGCGGATTGCCTAGACTAGAGACCATCGCTGATATTGAAGCACAGTACGATGAAGAGAAATCGGGAGAGAATTCCGGAGGAGATGAAGGTCTCAATCTGGAAGCAGATGAATCTGATGAAGATGAAAACGGAGGTGAAGGTTCAGCAGATATGTTCGCACAGGGAGGTGAATAATGGAAGACTCCGTGCTTGACACAACGTCAAACGAACTTAAAACTGACGCAATCACTAAGGAAAAGAAGAAAGGTAGAAAGATTGTCAAATTCGGAAGGAAACCGGATAGACAGGAAGTTCGCAGACAAAAGGAAGCGTCAGAAGTAAATAAGAGAGCAGCAGATAAAGACACTGTTCTCACAGCAACCGACAATCCTAAACCCTTCATTGGGCCTAATGGAAAGAGAGCCAAAGATCGTAGGTTTGAATCTCGAGCTAATGCTGTCTTTACTCATAAAGGTAAAGGAGTGTTTGCAAATCAAAGAGACTATCTTGATTATACTGAGGAATTGAATGATGTACTATCTGAATCACTCAAACCCAATGTAGTAGACGGTTTTGCAACGGGACATCCCGTCACTCAAGACTTCAGCTCTATCCTAACTGTCTCTGGATATTATTCAAATCCTACTAACATTCCACCCAAGGATAACTCCACTGTTCTTCGGGATAAGGGTGTAAATGTAGACGGGTTTGAAAATAAAGAGGCGGAGTCGGTTTTCGGAATGATCTTCGAACTTCTAATGGAAGAACGAGATGATGAAGTAAACGTTCGTGTAGCTAAGGTCTCCAGTACAAGCATCCCATTCTTCACCAATGATGCAGCGTTCAAACGTGAGCTAATGTCATTTGTGAATGATAATTCCGCAAGAATCAGGGAACTGATAATGCGAGAAGACATGGAAGGCTTGTCCAGGCTGCACATTTGGTTCGCATATATTCTGCAAATCCGACTTCAAGCGGAAGGAGGTACCAAAGAAAACGGTAAGTGGAAGCCTAAAGATCGTCCAGTACACTTGTGGAATGGACAGGAAGTAATTTCAGATAAGACATCTGAATTAGAAGCCGAAGGTATTCACAATCACTGGTCAAATCGAGTGAGGACTGTATTTGCAACATCAGCTTCTATAGGTTACATTCTGACTACGCTATTAACCCCACGACGTAAGGCGGGCCTACATCGATTCGCCTTTTCTCTGCACCATACCGGAGCTCTGGACCTGTATAGGAAAATGAGAGCCTTCGGAACAAAGCAGGTAATCGGTATTGACGTAAAACAGATGGACAACAATTTTCCTGGGTTCGCCTTGGATAAGATCTGTGACTTGCATGACTTATACTATGACGAAAGTGTAGGAAAAATGTTGAAGTGGCTGTGTCATGCGCCCTTCTACTCAGCTGCCCCAGGGCCATCATACGATGGAGGATGGAGAGGTAACCCATTCGATACTGATACATTTGATATGAACTATGGTTTACCGTCAGGTATTCCAGATGTTTCGAATCGAGGTAAAGTATGGGTGATATTCTCACTTATGTGGGATCTTCAGCGCGTAACTGGCAAATTGTGGGATGTCGATGCCAGCGACGCAGAAATAAAGGCAGCTATAGCAAAGGTGCTATCAGGTAAACACGAATTCATTGCCCTATTCAATACCGGCGATGACACAGTGTTATTATTGAATGATATCAGCGTAGAATACGAGCAGGAGTTTAAGGACTTCCTTGATCGTAAGTTAGATATCAAACCTGAACACGCACTTTACGAGCGTGACGCTTCGGTTAGTTACCTAGGTCTAGTATTTATGAAGGACTCAATGGGTTCGATTATAGTTCCAAGACCGAATGCCATCACCTACGTGAACAAGCCTTTGGCTCCAGAACGTTCTGCCTTCGATAAGCAGAGGCAGTACTGGGGAGCTGGTATGTTGGAACGGAATAAATATTACGCCGACATGGGTGATACTAAGGAATTGATAGATTATGAAACACGCCGAATTTGGGCAAAGCATATGTCAATCCCTGATCCATTACAACTGGCATCTGCTCATGCTCAGAGCAATCCGTTTCCGCACTTCAGCGGTAATCAGGCTTCGTTTGAAGTACTGGATGATCCCAGCAAACTTCACTACAAGTATGATGAAACTCAAATTGATCCTGAAGTTTTGGAGAGCATCTCGCTCTCTTACAAACAACAAGATCTATCACAAATTTACTCAATTTTTGAGAAATAAAGGAAGATAGTTATTATGAAAGCACCAAATAACGCTCCGCAGGACGTCGTAGTATATATGGGCTCGCACAGCAGTGCGATACTCAATCCAAACGGGAAGGCGGATAAAGCTGCTGAAAACCGCGAAGGAAAACGGCCGAATCCAAGCCTTACGACATTCGATGTTGTTAACTATGATTACACCAAGTTAGATGATGTTGAACTGGAAACAATAGTCATAGGCTCAACTGAGGTTACATTACCTCTGGGTCTGGTTGTGCTGATTGGTGTGACTAGTGCTGGTAAGAGTACACTCTTGTCTACATTAGCCGCAACAAATGATACAAATGTAACCTACTTTGGCGAGGCACTTGATAAAGTAGAACATTTGCAGTATTTGCTCACGGATGAAAGAGCAGCAATGAACCACATCGGCAATCAAGCTATATTCGAAGGTAAGCAGACTAGTTACTTCGACTCAGCGAGATTTCTGGTATTTGGAGCATCAGTCGGTGGTACAGGTAAAGGTGGCGTAGACAAGATGCTATTTCCTCAATTATCTGCACTGAGTAATCTTTATTTAGCCGCAGGAAAGACACTTGTTCTGGCGATTAATCCAGGTGATGTGACCGAAGAAGACTACGAAATTTTAGTAGGCAACTTTCAATCATCAGTATCCACTATTCATTATGAATACAGTGATTACGTGAATAATCCATCGTCATCACGCACTGTTTCATATGCACTACGTGGTCCCGGATTTGATCGTTCAAACGATGCTGGCGTAATTGTATACGCGCTGAAAGACATGGATAATCAATCCCCCGTGTACGAAATGCGAGTGCCAATCGACGAACGAACAAGTCCTTTGAGACTTGATGGTGACCTGGACGGACTGGCAACGGGAAATCTGTCAGCGGCCGCTATTACAGAGGCTTTGTCCGAGAGTGCTGACGAGGACTAGTTCTAGTATAGAATGAAATTCTATCGTTATTACTGCTCATTTATTTATTTGTTTAATTAATCAATTAATATTAAGGAAAGAATCATGCGTATCAAGAAATTAACTCCACAACCAATCAAAGCAGCTATCCACGAAGTAGCTACCAATTTCCGTACTGTGACTACTGTCAAGGGAGCTCCTGGCATCTACGGCCATGTACTCGACGGCGGTATTCCTGGTGAGGAACTTGCTAGTCTTATCACTAGCATGGATACACTTAATGACCTTGTATCTTCATTGTTCGCATCACGAAAGATAGCCACGGGTATCGCTTCCCTATTTCCATCTAATGGGCGGATGATGTCTCAAGGCACAGTAAGTACAACACCCAAGCAGGTATTAAGTCAATGCCGAGTTGCGAATAACACTATCGTAACTGAGTTCATCGCGGGTGTCGTACAATATGCATTGTCAACTTCTGGCTTCATCGACAAAGGGCATGCGCGACTTACTCCGGTAGTACGAACCGAGAGAATGGCGAACAGAGAAGCTTTGATATCGTCAGTAGTATCAATGGAAGTGCTGTCAGTTTTGAAGGAGACGGATTTTCGCCTGGAACTCCCTCAAAAGGCTACCATCCGTAACATCATCGAAGAACGTATTTATCTAATGTTAAATACACTTGGTCGAATGTTGACTAAGCGAATGATTACCATCACTGATACAGTAGACGAAGGACTATTAATAGTTCGAGCGTCAATTGAAGAAGATACCGGCATCGTAGCGATGGAAGATCGTCTCGATCCCAGTATCGCTAAGAATAGCGAATTAGAGAAGCTCACTGCCGATCTAGCCGTTGTATCCGCCAGTCTTAGTATTCCAGGTCGTCGTGTTACTCTAAGTAATTCACGTACACGTGAAGTGCTGACAACCTTGTGGACTGCTATCTCAACTGCACCCTGGTTAACTCATGAGTCAATACCTGAATTCCTGGGGCATTATGGAACTATTCGTCTCCGTAATGGCTTGGGAGAATTTAATGGTGTTATCGTGTATGCGAATTATAATCACCATCAGGAATCTCCTGTGGGAATGATCTTCCCTCATGGTTTTAACAGTACTGATAACGATGCAGACTATCAGATCATGAATGATCAGATGGCTATCGCTAATGGCGCATTGGACAATCTAATGCCTGACATGCCTATTCGTGATGCGTCGCACAAAGTTGCAGCTATCTTACCTGCCATGCTTAAGAACGAATCATCAGTTAATCTCATTAACATGAACTTAACTAATTTCGAATTGGACATGTTCGGTTTGCTATCAGCCGGCATGCCTAAGATCATCGCTACGTACGTCGATGGCGGTTCGGAAGAAGCAGACGGGTATGAGTTACAGCTCGTCACCGATGTGTCAGTTGAGGAGACCGTAACGGTCGATCGTACATTGGTAAGTGATTTCGGTGGCAAAGCTACAGTATTCGCCGCGGATGTTGCTCTCGTGTACATGCAGGATAAGGAGCCAACGACGGCTATCAGTATCAAATCACACAACGTACCCGCGGAAATATTAGCGCGTTCGGTATTGACTGTGACCGATGAAGACATCATGCATAACCTAGGTGGTAAAATCAAATTTCCGTTTCGAATCGGAAACAAGACTATTACTACTCAGATTAGCATGCTCGAAGCAATTGGAGTTCGCGCCGAGATGCCTCGTCCTGTTGAAATGATGTTAAATCGACAGTATCCTGAGATCGTCAATAGCTACATTATGGCTTTCAAGCAACTCGACCAAAAGCGTAAAGAGGTACTTGAGGCAGGAAAGAAACCTTCTGCCGAAATGGTCGCAGAATCCGCGACTATCAAGATTACGATCGCGAAAGAACTTTACAGTATTATGAGCACTGTAGGATCTACTGACCGTGGCCGTATCATTCGAGATAGCATGTTGCAGCAGATAAAGAATACTGCTAATGCTGATGAACGCCGTCAATTGCGTTTTGAATCTCACAGACGTCACCTTAATGCTCAGTTAAACGTTCAAGTGGGTATGTTGATCATTGCAACTCTACGTCTGCTTACTAAAGAAGATCGTGAATTCGTGATGGATATCATCAATGAAACCAATATTTATGCACTAGTTGCGTAAATGTTGAGAAATAGATGAATAAACATCTATGAGAAATTTCTCGAGCACAAATTATTTGATGAGAAAACATCATAAATAAACATTAGGACACCCCATGG